GTGTATGTTTGTGCTACTTCCATGTATGATATTTAGTTGATCATAGCAATGTCGGTGTGCCCTTCACGTATTTGATTTTGCGGTTAATATATCCCCACGGACAGGCATCCGTGTGCCCCTGCGCTCGGAGCATCTTACAGTGCCAACATCGGATGTTTCCTTCCGACACCAATCCCTTTTCTAACTTCTCCACCACATACGGTGATTCTGAGTCGTGTAGATGGAAGTGTCGAATAAGTTGGTCAATATGGACCGTCATCAAATTGTATTGGCGCTTCTGTTCATCGTAGTCGAGACGAAGTGGTGTAATTTTTTGCCACAGCACACATGCTGCGATGCCCAACCCAATTGATGTTACAAGTAAGAGCGAAGTAAGACTAATCCATCCCCACATATATTATCCTTAAAAATATGTCGTGACAGCCAGAAGGCCGCCACGACATATGTAGTCACCGTCTGTTCGTGTAAACGAACTTACTCATCATCATTCAACACATCAGCAAAGAACTTCTTCACATCATCATCATCGTCATCCGCTACCGCGGCTTTTGGCGCAACGGCTTGCGTGGTTTTTCCCACGGTTGTCGAGGCGCTCTTGGGTTGTACCGCCGGTTTAGAGACTGGGAGTTCGGCGTCTCGCTCGATGGAGTCTTCGGCGGTTCGGGGGGCGTTTCCGGTGTCACCGAAGAGGGTTCGGTTGAATCGCTTTTCAAGCTCGCTGTAGTCTTTGAACTGCGATTCGTGAGTGAACTCCGTGAGTGAGTATTCTCCCTCCCACGTTGTTTCTTTCTTCGCATCGTCGCCATCAAAAAGTTCAATCGGCTCAGTGAACTCTGACTTGTCATAGTTCTGATATCCTGCAACTTTCTGAGATTTCAGTTTGAAATCGCATCCTTCCCACAGATCGAACGGGTTTGCCGGCTTCTGATCAGGAAACTGTGGTTCCAAAAGTTCCATGATCTTCGTGTGGATTCTCGGGCCGTACTTGAACAGAAACGCCGAGCCGTTATTCTCGGGGTGTGCGTCGTCTTCAATAACCAGAATGTTACTGATGTAACTCTGCTTCCGCTTACGGTCACGGGCGATGCTCTTGTCGGACTCTACACCAGAGTTCCAGAGCTTGTTGTTACCCTTACACACAGGGCACGGCCGATCCGACAATGTCGTTGGGCAGTTCTCGATGAACCACGATCCCGATTCCGACTTGAATCCGTGAGCAAAGAGACGCGCCCATGGAATTTCTTCACCCTTTGGGGCAGGCAGAAAGCGAATCTTCGCGAATCCGATGCCCGTCTTGGCGTCTACCGACAGCTTCCAAAAGCGTTCGTCGGCACTACGTTTGGTGCTGGTTTTCTTGACTTCTTCGGCGAGCTTGGAGAGGAGATCCTTGCGGTTGTTGCGGAGGGTCGTAAAGTTTGTAGCCATAGTATCCTTTTCGTTATATTTTCTGTGTACGGTGTATGACGTATTGTATCATTATTTAGTTACGAGAACAACTGGTATTCTTCCTGCTCTGGCGTGAGTGACGATAGCCGATACGACGCCCAGAACGCATCGGCAAGTTTGTGTGTCATCTGCCGCCATGATGGGCGTACCAGATTGAGGAGTTGATCTGCTTTACGAAGGCGCGTCAGCCATGGCATCACACCTAGTGACGATTTCTTCCCCTCGCGGCGCTCCCAATACACTGGCCAATTATATCCCTTGTCCGGTTGTGGAATCAAGAGCAGGAGACACGCAAGATCCAACGGCAGGATTCGGCTCATCACTTCGCTGAGACTGGTTGGCATCACGGATCGCTGCCCGTCAATCATCGGTGCGTACAGCCATTCATCCAGCAACCGTGGTTTCAGGCGTTTCCGCACCTCATAGAGATCGTGTTTCAATACCGTAATCCCGTTCTCTGCGCGAGATGATAACGCAATGCCCGCATCTACCGCCTCGGGCGTGACAACATCAGTGATGTACGCAGTTGGCTTGAAGAAGTGTGTCATCAATAACGTGGCATGGATCTGCTCATCGTTGAGCTTGGTCGAGAGTCTGTAGTAGAACTGCCTGTCCCGCTGTTGAATGAGCGGGCCGGTTTTGATGTGCCCTCGGTATTTGATGAAGTCGTAGGTGTCGGTGCTGAAGTACATACGGTACGCCTTCGCCAACGTGAAGACATGTTCTGGCGACATTAACCGGGCAATTCATTGTTTTTCGGAATCAGGTGGAGCCGTTGGGCATCTTGTGTCAGCCCATATTTGATTTTATCACCAATCAATGGCACGACGGCGTCTACGTCGAGTTGTCGCGACTCGCAGTAGTATATGATCGCGTCGATGTACGAGAGCCGTTTCTCAGCCACAAGATTCTGAATGTGGAGGGTGAGTTGTTCGGACGTAAGATGTGTCACTGCCATAATGATTCTCAAAAAGGTGCTGGTTTCTGTTGCCAGGAGAGCCAGCGTCCCCGCTACACTATTCCTAGTCTAGCAATTTGCGACCAACTAGGCCGCGAGTGCGAACTGGTTATCAGTTCTGTGTGTCTCTGTTTTACGACAGCGACTTGTCGATAGCCTCCCCGCGTTCGCACAGTTCCCGTCGAATCTATTTCGCCCCCATCAAAAAAAGATTAGATAAACTACGCCGCTGAGGAGAAATATATCCGCGCAAATGGACCATACCATATATGCTCTGAGCAGCCACTTGCTTACCTCTTGGGCTAGGGGGTTCTTCATTGTTAAGCCCCTGTAGTTCTTTTTTCACGCTAATCTCCTTTTGGTGGAGGCGGCCGGTACTGCCCCGGCGTCCGAAAACCGTTGTCCGCGCTTCAACGACTACAGAAGTAATTATATCACACGCGACGACAAATGTCGAGGCACCTAGTGTCGGAATACCTCCTTATAAAGCGGCAAGTCTTTGGTACGTTGCTCGACAAGCTCTGCCAATGTGCCATGCGCGGCGTCCCGCTCAGAGAGAAGCGGAGACTCTACACCTTGCAGATCCGTTCGTTCGGCGTGCAGATGGGTGGTGTCGGGTTTCTCAGCTATCAATGGTAATTACGCCACAGATACCGTGGCATGTGTGTAGAAGTAGTTAATCGCTTCGCGCAGTTGATCATAATAGTCCATTGGACGAATTGTAAACACTTGTAACCCCTCTGGAGACGCGACAGGAAGCACGACCTGTTTGCACTTCATTCCCGTGCGTTCATACAAGGCGAGTGCGTAGAACGCGCCCTGTACGCAGTAGGACTGAACATACGCTTCCTTCTTCGGTTTGTTGGATTGCTTGAAGTCTACGATAGACAACACGCCGTCCACTTCCGCAATCAAGTCGGTACGTCCTGCCACCAAGAGTTTGTCGGAATAGAGATCAACTTCCTGCTCGTAGACGCCGGTAATGTTCGCGTCGAGCCATGGATGGAGGTGTCGCCAGAGTTCCATCACATGTGGCTCGACATCGTCGATGGGTAAATTGCCGAGATATTCCTCGGCGAGTGTGTGGAGTTTGAGGCCACGCCCTGATGCCGTTTTTGAAACCTGCGCGGCTACCTTTTTCCCGACACGCTTCTGCCATGCTATGAGTTCCGGTTTCGGTTTCGCTCCGAGAACACGCGTGATAGAAGGATAGACCAGTTCAGTGCCTACAACAGAATACACACGACCGGTGGTCGAGTTATGCTGTTTGAGCTTGGGGAGTCCGAGCGGCGTATGATGATGAAACATTACTCTGGAATCTGTATGGTTGATCCGCGATTTCTTTTCTTGATGTCGCGGAGCATGTCCTTGAATGTCTCTGGTGTTTTCAGCCCACCTCGGTTGATGGTGTAGCTCACGCCTGGCGCGGCGATTACACGCTCAAGTGTGCCTTCCTTTTTACACGTCGGGCACGGTTGTGTGGTCGGATAGTCACGTTCGGCAATTAAAAATTGCACGTCCTCTATCCTAAAGTCACAAGCATTACAGGCGTAGTCATAACGTGGCACAAAAACACTCCTTAGTGGATATACGTATTTGAGGAATACAGCCTGGGATTTTCAAATCGTTCATCGGGCCCGACCGAGTTCGGTAGATATGTAAGCACGCCCAATGAGGCACGAACAACCTGTGCAATGTCATCGTAAAAGTTACTATGTTCGGGTGGAACTAAGCTCGCCCGCATTTCACAAACGTTCGCCAGCACTAGCAGACAATCCATAGCAGACTCTTGTGATGTCTCATCCATCATTGCCTGTGCGAATTCCTGCATTGCTTCCACTTCTTCTTCTTTACTTTCGAATATCGATGACATTACCGTGTCTTTGCGGTATCGAATCTTAGGTGGCGTCGGATTCATTATGCGACTCCTTCTCAGATGATGTCGAAGTTTCCTCGGACATCCACCGTCGAACGCGTGCTATTGAATCAGGCGTCAACCGGCGGACCAGCGGGCTGCCCATCGTCGCCCGTATGTAAACACAGAGCGCACCTATTCCCAACACTATATCCCCGAATGAATCCGCCGCCGGAAGATTGTATATAGCAATCGCGAGAGCGGACAGCGCGATGCCGATGCGAATTGCTTTATCGAATTGTAGGGTAGTTTCGCACTCTAGTTTAAGCTGCGATGCAACACGCTGCGAGACGGATTCGCTAAGGAGGTCGTTATCTTCGCTGCTCATTGTCTTTTCCACTCGTCATAGTCTTCAAACGCTTCCGTGTCGTTATTCTTCACCGCATGGCGCAACTCTGTTTCTATCCGTTGCTTGGTTGGTACCTTGACGATCTTATCGGTATACGGGCTCAGTTCTCGCTTTCGGTTTAAGTTTTTGTACGCGGAGACTTTTTTTCTCTGACGTATTCCGTTAGACATGATACTTTCATTAACCTCTTATCGAAGAAATTTAATAGAGACCGGGCGTTCCAACAAGCCAGGAAACGCCGCATCAACGATTTTCTTTGGCACTCGATAGGCATTGACAAACTTTCCGTCCTTCGCCGCCACGATCATCGCCGCTTCAGTTGGGTGGATGCGCTCAAGAAGTTGTTGGAACAACACTTCACGTCGCCGTGGCGCGAGTCCGTCGTTGCCGCCACGCAAATAAAGGTACATGGTTCGCATCTCCCGCATCAGGTTTGATGGCGTCAATCCATGTGCGCCCTTTTCGGCTTTGTGTGGCGGCGTACCTTCGGGTAACAACCACTCAACATCCGAGTGCGCCAACTTCAAGAAATACAGTAAGGCCTGTGAGTTATTCTCGCGGAGGTTCTTGACCTTGTCCGCTATCTTGATGAGTTTCTGTTGCCGTTCGAACACTTCCCCGAGACTCCGAAGGTGCCGTGAATGCTTTATCCTCATGATTGGCAGTGCCATTCTCCGATAATAGGTGACAGACTTGTTTCAATAAACGCACGATATCGACAATTGGCTGATCACACGCCGTATTCCATCGACCCGTACTCTCATAGTATTGTATCATACTTTTCAAACGAGCGAGCGTTTCTTCTTCCAGCTTTTTATATACTTCTGCCGATGATAGGTTATCAACGACGGGTTGTACGTAATCACTCCGCGGCGTAAAAGGAATAACGTTTGCAGTCATTCAATAACCAACTTCTGTACTGGCGTGCCTTCGCTAATGACCGCCTTCAACAGATGCTTCCATGATTCCACACGTCCTTCAAACGAGTAGAACTGTTGATAGTAGATGCTCTGGAGCTTGAGGATGGTGTGAATGTGTTCATCATCATAGGTGTCTATCGCTCGACGCATACACCCCAGCGTACGGGTAATCATCACTTCGGGGCGTTCATCGAATTCGAACATCCAGGCCCATTCCGCCGCGGTTTCCGGCAGCGCACCAAAGTTTGTGGTGATTGCCAAGCAGCCCGACATGAGGGCTTCCTGAATCGCCATACATGAGGTTTCCGCGTAGATGGACGGATAGACAAACACATGTGAGTCCATTAGTGCGCCACGCACGATGCTGTTCTCCTGTGTGCCGTGATAGACGACACACGGGTTCGCCTTCAAGGCGTCGAACACGGGCTTGAACTGCTCGTCTGCGTTTTCCCATCCGTAAATCTTGAAGGACGAATAAACGTGAAGTTCCCAATCCTGGCGTTCCTTTGCGAGTGCAGCCGCGGCCGCCGTCAAGATTGCCAGGCCACGATGCGGGGTGGACGTATACATAAACCGCAGTTTTCCATCCTGCTTTGGTTTGGGAAGCACGGCCGCCCGATGCGGCACACCATTTTTGATGACGAGGCCTTCGCTATACGGAATACCGAGATACTGATTATACTGCTGTTGCTGCCAATGAGAGACAAACACAATGCGATTGAACTGTGTACGATACGTCGGGTCACGCAAGACAGCACTGGCGGGATCTTGCGGCAAATCTTGAAGAATAAGAACACGCGGCTTATCTTCAAAGGTGTAATTCTCTGGGCGAGACATCATAATTTGAACTTGGTCAGTCAGTTCTGGCAGCGCCTTCCGAATATTCGCTTCCAGTAATTCTGTGCCGCCCATGGGCTTTGCGTTGGGGTCGAACGCGTCGTCACTCATTGAGTATCATCCTTTTTTAGAGTATCGGTTTTGGGCGTTGTAGCCTTTGATAATGAAACTGCTGACGCTGCTGAGTCTTTCAATCGTCTCACCCGCGCCGCCGCATTCAGGACACGCAACTTCTCCAAGATTTCGGTAGGAGTGAACATACTGTTGGAAATGTTTTTCGCAGTCATGGCAAATCAATTCATAGAGTGGCATGTTTTGGTTTTGGAACCACCGCTTCGACTATGTCTTTCGTATCAAGAATACCTCGTCGAATAGACCAGTTATAATCGACGGCCGCCTTTAATGTTGCGAAGTCGTATCTCATGAGATCGCAGGCATGGAGCAACGCCGCGGTATCTTTGGGGAAACAGAAGCCGCCCCAGCCACGCTGTTGTGTGACGGTCGTGTGGTTAGCACCAATATCGTCACGCATGATGAGCAGCGACCGGACAACGTCGAAGTCCAATCCCTGCCGTTGACACAGATCGAAGATGTGATTGAAGAAGCTCACCTTCACTGCCAGAAAACCGTTCGACGCATACTTCATCATGATGGCTTCCTTGACCGCGCACTGGTGGATGTGAGCTTTGGGTAGCACCGTGTTGAAGTACTTCGTCCATGTGGCGTCAGGCGTATCATCACCAAGCACCACAAAATCCTGTGCGGCAAAGTCTGCGGCCGCGTCGGCCGCCTTTAGGAATTCGGGGGAGTATGTTATCTTCATGTGTGGACGCTGCGCCTTGATCGTGTCCCAAGATCCAAACGTGAGCGTACTCTTGATAAGCACCGGCACGTCAGGGTACTGGTGTGCAACACGCTTAAGTACGTCTAGAACGTTGTCGATATTACAACTACCATCGGGTGCCTGCGGTGTGGAGACACAGACGATGATACCATCGACCTCAACGAATCGCTTCGAACTGACAACG